TTATTTTATTACCTCCAAAATTCTACTGAACGTACTCTCATGAAATAAGTATAATCCAGGGTTATTTCTCTTCAAAGGCTTGATAATTTTAGTAACAATTTCTTTTAAGGACATATCTGAAATTTCAAGCCAAAAGAAATCGTTCTTAGTGTAGTTGTAAACACAATCAATTTCTCCGTGCTTATAACATACACCCCAAATCTCACCTTGATGCTGATAGACTAGGATCTTATCATAATAATCACTCTGTAATTCAATCGGACGTTTGCGCCCCAGTTCCGTATATCCCATTACTCAATACCTCTTGCTTTCTTCGCATCTGCGATAATCTTCTGAGCTTCCTTCAATCGATCAGCTGGAATGCTTTCAGGTTTATCAACACCCATTTTATCGATGAACCATTTTCCAATTGTTGCAGCAGGACTCCCTGTAGCTTCAGCCATATTTTTGAGTTCTGTCCGAATGGCTTTAGCCTGTGCTCCCGTAATGGTTTTGGCTCCGTTACTTTTAGCTGGAGCATTGGCCGGTTGCTCTTGCTTGCTATTTGGTTTTTGAGCTGCTTTTTGCGACGTACGGCCTGCTTGGCTATTCTGATTATGATATTCATCCGTATCAGGATCCTTGTTGTCATCGATCATAAAGAGTCCGTTTAGCGCGTACTTACGTGCATAGCTGGATGCAGCACCTGTAACTTGACTACCATCCATCCCTTTTTTGCTATCATCTTCTCTAGCATAGGCTGTAGTCCCAATAGTTTCACCAACCGCATAAAGAGTCGCAGTTGCTTCAACATAGTACCTGTCACCGATTTGTACAATTCCATCTTGTAAAATCAATACCGCATCATGTTCCTTCAGTATTGGCTTCAGCGCTTCTAAGATGTCCTCTGCGCTTCGATAGCTGTACTTCCCAAAACTGTTATACTGTCCTTTGGGAGCAACTAAACTCTGCTGGATGCTCTGTAAAGTGACAAAGATTGGGGATTGTTGTTTTGTTACCATACAGTTCCCCTTTATAAACTTCTCAATAGATCAAACAAATCAGGCTTAGTATTTTGACGCTCGATTTTTTGAACATCGCCACCATTTGGATAAGTTAGATCAAATGTAGCCTTAACCCGAACAATCTCCAATCCGTGTACTTTGGCCAATGATTTTACCGCTGTTTTATGTTCGAGATAAGAATTGTATGGCATTGTAAGAGCGCCTCGAATATCATCCACAAAACCGGCCTGAGTAGCTAATGAAGAACGCTTATTCTTGAGTTCATTTAAAAAATGTCCGTTTTGTTTGTCACGCATTACAATATAATCACTTGAAAGTTTCATTTTGATTCTCCTTAAAAATAAAATTCAATGACACGCACGTCATGTTGTTGACGGCTGCCTGTTACTCGCCATAAAAGTTGGCGATAATCGTCATAATCTCCATCCGATGGATTAACAGGGTCTAAGACCACAATAGTTTTAAATTTATGCTGAAGGCCATCAACTCCTACACCTAAAACTTGGCTTGTAGCAACCACATTTGTTTGTTCAAGAGAGTCCTTCTTGTCTCCAGTCCAAATACCAATTTCTGGATGACGTTCTCGAATGACCTCTACAATCTGCTTGGATTTGCTCACTATCAGCATTTCTGTCCTGCTTGCTAGTAGAAGATCCAATTGAAGCAGCATTGGAGTATCTGCATTAACAGCCTTCAACTTTGGGAAGTCAATCTCAAAGCCGGTCTGGATTAAATATCGCTCAAAAGTTTTTCGGCCAAATGTCTGTTTGGCCATGGCATATTTACCATTTTTCCCAACGATGTTCAATTTTCTAAATTGATCTAATTCCTCCGGATTAGCTGTTAGACACCAGATAGGTTCAAATACAACTTCAAATCCGTTGTTTTCCTCCGCTTCTTCAATGGCTTCGACTTCCTCCCATCGAAAGAAGTTGGGCAGATTACTTACATATTTTTCATAGTCTCGGAAATCATCCCATTCTTGCTTAGAATAGCTGAACTTGGAATACTTCATCTTTCCGTGGGCTAGTTGCCAGTTTTCTCTTTGATTAGGATCAGCCATCCCAAAAAATGTTTTTTCTAGAGGGTAGAAGTTTTGTCCCTTCTTCCTGATTGGGGTTGCTGATAGTCCAACTGTATAGCCACGTTTGACCTTGCGATAAGCCTTCACGTTGGCATCACTAGACATGTTCTGCCACTCGTCAATAATGAACACATCGCACTCAATAGACTCACCGCTTGCAAGTCTGTTCTGCAATCTACGGTCCGTCATCGTTTCTAATTCAAAATCAGTGTTGTATCCTAGATTTTGATAAGTGCTGTTCCATCCGTTCAGGATGGCTAGTCGATTATTGATAACCAGGACTTTTTTTGCTGACTTGTGCTTTGCTATTTCAAAAGCACAGATGGTCTTACCACGCCCTCCATATGCCTCAAGAAAGATCCCAGGACAATTACGGTCGCTACGTTTAACTGCTTCAGCTTGCCATTTGCGTAATTCGATTGCCAATGTCCACAATCACCTCCTCAATATCGTTTCTCTGGGCATAGAAGAGCCCAAGCCTTGCTGCTGCCCTCACATCGTTGTGATGACTCTTGTCAAAGGTCCACATCCCTAACGCTTTTAGTAAGTCGTTGGGTATATCTGTCTGATAGCCAGCATTTCGTTGCAGAACCAAATTCGGATAGCATAGCTCAATGGCTGCAATAGTTTCTACAACCGAGTTGTCTCTGGAATAATCATTGTCCCTAACCTCAAATTTTTCAACGACCACAATGTCGAATTCAAGACTCCGGCCGATTTTCTTAAACCAAGTTTTAAAATTTTCACCACCATAAGGTACTACCCAATAGTCAACCAGCTTCGCATTATCCAAGAGTACAATTCCTGTTGTGCTGCTTTCAATTTTGTTACTACTTGGATCAATTGCTAAAATTTTCATCAGACACCAACTTTCTCCGTTAGCACTCCTGGATAAAGGGCCGTGTTAAACCAATTTTGTTTGTTAACTTTTGCAAAAGCAAATAGCGCCTTAATTTCTTTTGCTTGTTTTTCGAATCTTCGAATATCTTCCTCGGATTCAAAAATAGGTTTTTCCTTGTATTTAGCGACTGTGACCAGTTTGTACTCCGGAGTAAATACCGGCTTTTCATTTCCTTGATCAAGATTTGTTTCGTCTACTTTCACAAAACGAATCGCAACATCGAATAGAAATCCTTCTGTAACAAGTACTTCAATTGATTCTGGTCCAATCACAACTGCTAGCGAATCCGTTACTCGTGTTTTGTTCATCAATTCCATTACTTAATCCTCAAACTTCTACTTTCTTGCAAGGTAGCACCTTTGACCTTCTTACCAGCGTTCAATACTTCCTTAATTGCGTTTTTATCAGGTTTTTTAGTAATTACAAAATATTTCTTTGGTAATAACTCTTCGTCAACAACCACAGATGGTTGATTTTTTGCCAGATAAACAGTAAAAAGTAGCCCCTTAACCTTGTCATGTCCGGTGATTTCAAAAGCTCCTTGTAAGCCAGTTTTAAGCCGTGTGATGTCATTATCGATTGACTTACATCGTGCAGTCAGACGATCAATCTCTTCTTTGAGCTGTTTCTTATCAGCTTCTTTATTTTTGATAACCTTGACCGTATTTTCGACTTTCTCCTCGAACTGATCAGTCCAATCAATCGAATCCAGGGTATCAGCTTTTGTTTCTTCGTCCAGCCCTTCCATATCATTGATTTGTTTAAAAATCCCTGTTAGTTCGTATAAACTAGCCATTTTTTTCTACCTCTCTAATTTTGTTTGTAAGTTTTGTTAGCCCAATACCAGATTTAGTCAAATCAGCGTTGGACGTAAATAGATGATTTTGATTCATTCTAGCAATTTCGTTTTTAGATAAACATGCCAGGTTTGAAATATCATAGTTTGTTTTATCACCGTCCAGGAAAACGATTGAGTATCCTTTTGGTATCGGCCCGTAATGTTCTTCCCAGACTTTACGATGTTTCAAAACCCATTTATTAGGTTCCCCAATTTT